TTGGAGTACCTAAGTAATACTCTAAAGTTGCAGCATCAGCAGAATATGCTTCAAGTGCTGCTATAACAATTTCTCTATCTTTTTGTGAAATTAAAGACATGATCCAATTAGTAAGTTGGAATGTCGGTAAGAGGACTTGAACCTCCACGTCGCAAGGACACTGGAACCTAAACCCAGCGCGTCTACCAATTCCGCCATACCGACTGGCGACTCAGGCTGGACTCGAACCAGCGACCGACTGCTTAGAAGGCAGTTGCTCTATCCAACTGAGCTACTGAGTCATGGGACAATCATACCAAAGACTGGTCAGATTGTCAACGGAGAGTGAGAGATTCGAACTCTCGAAGAAGTTGCCCCCTTACAGCATTTCCAGTGCTGCGCCATCGTCCACTCGGCCAACTCTCCAAAGGCAGAGCGTCAGTCAAACTGACGCATACCTGTGCCTGACATCCATCCACCAGGACCACTGGGACCCTCTTGGAAGTTTTCAGATCCACCACCTAACTCAGGCATAGGGTCAAGTTGTGTAGTGGTTCTACCTCCGCCAGTAGCGATATTGTACATGACTTCATGGATGTTGTCAACCTCCACAGGACCATGGTGTTCGTCTTCGTGAGATAAGATTTGAAGATCTGCTTCTGCTTGAGCACGAGCTTCCTTAAGTGAGAGTTGCTTCTCACTCAGAGTAGCGGGACCGAACCATTCATCATCCTCTAGATAATCTGGGGCAGGGATGCCAGTGAAAGGTTTAATCAATTGTTGGAGTGCTCGCAAAATCATAGCAAAGTTTTTTGTTTTTATTTATGTGACCCTTCAGAGCATTCTAAAGGGTCTATTCGGTTTTGTCAAGAATAAACCAGTTTCTTTGTGTACTGGTAGGCATAGTGTTCACGGTATCCCTTGATGCCCCATCCTAACCAGTAATATGCTCCGACCATATACTGAGATACAGTCTGACCAGGACCTTCAAATTCGGGAAGATACCTCTGGAAAGTATACTCGTTAATCATGTATGCAGTTTGTCCCTCAAGACTGGAGGGGTCGTATCCATACTTCTTAGCGAACTTACCTAACCCCAGATAACGGTTCGTAGAGGTCCACTGAATGAGTCCGTAGCCACCGCGAAGGCAACGATTGTAAGGAACTCTAGCACCTCCCTCGCAGATGTTGGGATGGAAGTTGCTTTCTGATTTAATGTTTCCCATGATCGTTGCAAGGGCATTGCGATCAGAGATCTTTGTTTTCTTTTGGAGTTGCTCAAGGACATATTTTTCATTGTAATTACATCCAGGACACTTCCAAGATTTTTCTACCACTTCGATAGGAACTGCTTTCTCTACATTGACAGTTACATCAACTGGAGGAGGATTTTTGATCTCACTGATTAGTGGATAAGCACAAGCAGCAGGAACAGAAGTTGCCAAAGCAAGTGGCAGTAATTTTTTAAGCACTAAATTAAATTGAACTCAGCATCCGTCTAGGCAAAGGAGAGGTTCCTCCTTCTCAGGAGGCAGTGCCCACGGCTCGTGTTATTTAGGAAAGTAATCCTTGCGGTAGTACCGTCCTAAGATGTTGCTATTGTAGTACGCGGGGGTGCCATCCGTCAAGGATTGTGTCAGGACATCATTGAGGAACAACTGGCGTGTCTCTTCATAGTTTACTCTGCCTGGGGTGGTGTGGAGGGAAAGGATTTCTCTACTAAAAGCGTCCCGTCCATAGAGTTTAAGATCCGCCTTAAGTTCATCAGAACTTCCATAGTAGAGTTTCCAGTTACTTTCACTAGTAACTCTTCTCCGCTTTTTAGTTTTATCCACACTTGGAGGCTTTCGTTTTTGCCAGAAATACTTTCTTCCGATGTACGAACGGTTGGTGGTGCTACAGGTAATACGGTAAACAAAACCATAGTAGTCCCCAATATCGCTCCCGTCAAAGACGCTGCCACGATAGATCCAGGGATTCGAATACTCTTGATTTTTTGCCACATGTTCATAATGTAATCTCCTGAATATTTATAGTGGGACTAGAGTAGATCCTGGGTCAGCAATAGGAGTTAGATCAAATGCAATCGTAATCCTAGGTCTGTCATCCATGTGTTTAGTAGTCTCATGTGGAACATTATTTGGAAACAAAGTTAGTTTCCCTTCCACATTATGACTTTGATATCTCTCACCATTATGCAATTGATTAATAGGGTTGAGATAGATTGTAGCAGAGTCATAACATGCTACAGTAAAGTGTCCACCAAGATATGTGTGTGGATGTGTTGAATGAATGTGAGGCATGATCTTCTGACCCCTCCTCATTATATTCACCCAACACCGAATGAACAATCGTTTGTCATACTTGTAGAAGTCACCAAACAATGTCCTGCCATACTCTTTGTGTGCCCTCTTGATCGCTCTACGAAGTTTAGGTAACTCAGAACATTCATCTTGATATTGAAAGACATTATAGTTCCTGTGTCTGTTTGTAGTGCTCTTCCTAGGGAGTCCAGTCTCCCCAGAATCTGATTCTGGTAGGGCAAGAATCTCATCTTCTTTCTGCAGAAAGAACCTAGCAATCTCAGCAGTGTCTATAGCATCTCCATGATATGTTTCATAGATTAGATACTTATAGTCAGGTGCATATGGAGTTTGTGGTGGATCACTCTCAAATAATATAGTATTACTTTTCATTATTCCCACGGGTCAGGTATTTGTATCTTAGTGCTTGGAGGTGCCACGCTTGTGCCAGACTCTTCGGTCCCTCTCTCAACAACTGGATTTCTAATTCTGAGAGTGGGAAGGTCGGACACGCTAGAAGGTCCCTCTTCCACTGTTGGTTTGGTGCTGTGCTCATTGTCCCATAGTTCATGTATTTTTTCAACCTCAGCATCAACACCAGTCATAGTTTGTATGACTTTTCCTTCCCAGTACCACACCTCAATGTAGGAGAAAAGATGCATGAGTATTTTATTAAAGGGTGGTTTTTGTTTTTTAATCCACCCCTTAATCTTTTGGATCTTGGTTCTTTCTCCTCCCCAGTGGTGCTCAAACTTATAGTTGAAATCCTGCGAAGGTGTCTTTTTTGACATCTTGTTTGATGCTCCCAATTAGATATGATTCAACCTCTGTCTCCTGTGGAGCAACTTGCATACCCTTAGAGGATAACCAGTGCTCTGTCCAAGGCAGAGGGTTGTTGCTGACAGGAGTGTCAAAGATTGCCTTCAGTCCGATAGACTTCAGGCGACGATTGGCAGTCCACTCAACATACTTAGCAAGAAGCTTATCATTTAGACCGATGATAGAACCATCCTTGAACAGATATTGTGCCCAAAGCTTCTCCTCTTCCACACACTGACGGAACATGTCATAGACATTTTGTTCTTCCTCCTTGGCAATCTCTTGCATCTCTGGATCGTCACCCTTCTTCCAATAGTTTAGAATATTCTGAGTGATTGTCATGTGTTGGGATTCATCTCTTGCGATGAGTCCGATAATTTTAGCACTTCCTTCCAGGAGTTTAAGTTCGCCAAAGGCGAAACTACATGCAAACGAGACGTAGAATCTAATTCCTTCAAGAATGTAGACATTAGAAACCGCTCTGTAGAGTTTTCTTTTAAGGTCATTGAGTTCCCACTTAGCGTTATCGACACCTTCTAAAGCATGTTCCCACTGACGACCAGCACCCCACTCCTGTGCTGCCCGCAAAAATTCATCATAAGCAGCAGTCACAGACTGTGCTCTAGAAAGAATCTTATCATCATCTAAAATTTTATCAAAGACATCAGAGGGGTCAGCATATACATTCTTGATGATGTGGGTATAGGAGCGACTGTGGACCATCTCCATGGTCTGCCAGATATTCATGGCACCTTCTAGTTCTGGAAGCGAACAGTAGGGCATGAATGCCATACCAGGACCACGACCCTGCACAGAATCCAGGAGAATCTGATACTTAAGGTTACTGGTGAAGATGTGCTTTTGTGCTGCGTTTAGAGTTTGATAGTCAGCACGATCCTTCTGGAGAGATACCTCTTCGGGTCTCCAGAAGTATCCAAGCTGTTGCTGTGTCAGTTTATCGAACACAGGATACTTGAACTTATCATAACGCTGGACCCCGAGAGGGGGTCCGAAAAACATCTTTTGTTTTGTGCTGTCCAACTGGGTGGTGTTAAACACCGTCATCCCTTCTACCTTACTACGCATTGGTTCACTAACTCTAAATTTTGCAGCTGTCACAATCGTCCTCCTCGGTCTCTAAAATTTGGTTGAGTAAATCTTCGATAGATTCTTTCCGCTCCTCTGTTAGTTGTGGTTCGTCACTCTTGATATCATAAGTATTCTGATAATAAGAAGTCTTCCAACCATATTTGTAGGTCTTCAGAAAATCACCTGCCATGACAGAAACTGGAACCTCATTGTCAGGATAGTTCTCTGGGTTGTACGACCAGTTTCCACTGATGGCTTGGTCAAAGAACTTTTGCATCACTGAAACAATGTTGATATATCCAGCATTGTCTTTCATGTCCCAGAGAAGAGTGTAGTTATTCTTGAGAGAATTGAACTGAGGAACGATCTGCTTGAGCGGACCCTTCTTCGATTTCTTAGTGGACATATATCCTCTAGGAGGTTCGATTCCGTTGGTTGCGTTTGACACAACGGAACTGCTCTCCGATGGCATTTGTGCGGACAATGTTGAGTGCCGTAGACCGTGCTCGACAATAGATTCCCTAAGACTATCCCAATCATAGAAATATGCAGGTGCTACCAACTCATCAACATCCTTCTTGTATGTATCAATGGGCAAAATACCATCAGAATACTTTGTCCTATCAAAATCCAAACAAGCACCCTTTTCAATAGCAAGTTTGTTAGATGCCTTAAGGAGATTGTATTGGAATGCTTCGGTCAGTTTATGCACTTCAGTACATGCTGGGATAGAATCATATTTGTGACCCAGTTTAGCAAGGTAGTGTGCCAGACCGATGTATCCAATGCCCAGGGAGCGGCGTGCAAGGGTGCTACGGCGTGCTGCCTCAACAGGATACTCCTGATAGTCAATCAGTTCCTCCAGACCGCGTACAGCAAGGTCACAGAGTTCTTCCAGTTCATCCAGGTGACGAAGTTTACCAACATTGATAGCAGACAGAATGCACAAAGCAATCTCGCCTTCGCCATCAATATGCTGGATAGGATCAGTAGGAAGGGTGATCTCCTGACACAGGTTAGACATGTTAACCTTGTCTTTGAAAGACGAGTGGGTATTGCAGTGGTCAATGTTCATAATATAAACACGACCAGTCTCTGCTCTCTCTTTCAGAAGGTCCAGAATAAGCTCCTGGGCACCAATTGCCTTTTGAGGCACATCTGGGTCACCCTCGTAAGCTCTGTATAGATCATCAAATCCAGGAGTACCAAAAGCATCATACAATCCTGGCACATCATGTGGCGAAAAGAGTGTGATGTGTTCGTTGTTGATGAATCTCTCATAGAAGAGTTTGGAGAGTTGAATGCTATAGTCTAGTTTACGAACTCGGTTATCTTCAGTTCCTTTATTATTTTTTAGGACCAGGATATCTTCTATTTCTTTGTGCCAGATCGGGAAGTGTACAGTCGCTGATCCACCTCGGATGCCATTTTGTGTGCAGCAACGGACAGTTGCTTCAAACTTTTTGAGGAAAGGGATAACGCCTGTATGCTGAACTTCTCCGCCTCGGATCTTACTGTTGATGCCACGGATTCTGCCTGCGTTGATACCGATGCCCGCCCTTTGTGCAACGTATCTGCCAATAGCCATATCAGAGCTAAAGATAGAATTGAGGGAGTCATCAACATCAACAAGCACACAGCTAGCAAATTGTCGAAGTGGAGTTCGCACTCCCGCCATGATAGGTGTGGGAATGTTGATTTTGTGCTTGCTGATTGCGTCGTAGTATCGTTTGACATAATCGAGTCTCGTTTCCCTAGGATAATCTCGGAAGAGGGTTGCAGCAATCATGATATACATGTACTGAGGTGTCTCATAGACCTGCCCAGAGCTGCGATCTTGTACAAGATACTTGTCAGTAACCTGACGAAGACCAGCATATGTAAAAAGAAAGTCACGATCGTGATCAATAAAACTATCGATCCTATCCCACTCTTCCTTTGTATATTTACGCAAGATCTCACCGTCATAGAGACCCTCCTCTACGCACTTGTAACAATGCTCAAGGATATGTGGATGTCCATTGACCCATTCAGATCCAAACACCTGCTTTCTAAGTCCAAAGAGAAGCAACCTAGCAGCAACATACTGATAGTTTGGTGCGTCCAATGAGATAAGGTCACTGGCAGAACGAACTAAGATCTCTTGAATTTCTGCTGTGGTGATACCATCATAAAACTGAATCCCAGAATTCATCTCTACCTGAGATGCACTCACAGCACTACCAAGACCGTCACATGCCTCAGCAGTCATCTTATGGATTTTCTCAAGGTTGAGGGGTTCCACAGACCCATTACGCTTACGAACTTTTGTACCGTGACCGTTGCTCATACTTTTTTCCAATCGTTTAGTTTTAGGGTTGCTTCTAATCCACTATAGACATTAGAGTCTACTACATCCTGAACATTATGTCCAGCAAGGACCATATCATTGATGTCCTTCTGTTGTATTTTCTTTGGCCAAATGACTACCTTATCTCCTCGGTCGATGACTTTGGAGATTCGGTTGACAATCTCTCTGTTGCGTGGTTCATTATCAAATACCCAAATATAATTGCTCCAACCAAACGTCCGAACATCAGCGTCGGACCCAGCCATAGCAACAGAGTTTTCAAGAAAGGTCGCATCAAATGGTCCTTCTACAATATGAATTGGTTTGTTAATGTTTACTTTATCCAGTCCAAAGATCTTGGGTTGTTCCTCGTCCAGCATGATCGTGATGTATCTGAGTTTTGCCTTAGGGGCTAGCGATCTGCCTTGGTATCCAAAGAGGTTACCTTCTTTGTCTAAGAATGGAATAATAATACGGGGACTATCTTGCTTGAGGTTGTCAAACATCTTCTTTTGATCATTTGTCCAAGCCTTAAACTTAGGACAATAGTAGAAGTAATCTAGATCTTTGATGCCTCGGTTCTCAAGATATTCTCTCGCTGGGTGAGAAATATTTAGCTCAGAAATTTTCTCTAGGTTTATCTTTTTGGTATCAAATGTAGGCGTTTTAAAATTAAATTTAGGATTTGGTACAGTAGTTCCCTTACCAGTCTTACCATCTTTAAATTTTTCCATGACATATCTGTCATGAAGAAATGCATCTTGATCCTTCAGAAAATTTGCAAATGTTCGGCCAACACCACAATTATGACACTTAAATACAAAGTCATTCTTGACCTTAAACAAATATCCCCTCGCTTTATTCTTTCTCTTCTGAGAATCTCCGCAGTAAGGACACCTGAAATTATACAGGTCTGCCTTCTTACGACTGAAAAGAGTAAGGCGAGGGGATACTAATTGAATGTATTCAACGTCAATAAATGACATGCATTACAGAGGCTTCACGACCTCCATAGTAGCAGCAGTTACTGGCGGTGTCAATAGTCTGATGATAGGTGGAGCCACTTGTAATACTGTCACAATAGTGGCAATGACAGCAGTAGCGCCAACAACAAACCTTGTGTTCCTATCGGTTTTCTTATTCAGTTCTTCAATCTTTTGATCCAATTGTTTAAACATACGATCATCATACTTCTGATGATCTTTGATCATTTCGATTATAGCATCATTCACACGCTCACCTTCATCTAAACGATTTTCATGGCGCTCAAGGACAATAGCAATCTTATTACTATTGTCTGAGATTGTAGAGACTGCTCGCTCAAGTTTGTCGAGCATCTCTTTACTCAGGTCTTCATATATGTCAAGTTTGGATTGTAAAACTTCTAACTTGGCTAGACCAAACATGTTGCTCTCTTATCAAACGTTGCGGATAGCAAAGTCAAGAGCAGATTGATACGAAGAAGCATCTTTGTTCAGCATGTACTGGAACTGTTGCTTGTGTGTATCATCTAACTGAGCATAACAAGCAGCAATACGCTTTGCTGAAAAGTTGTCTAGGTTCTGAGTAGAACCATCTCCGAATTTAATCTTAGCGAACGATGCTTCTCCGCTAGGATTGAGTTCACTAGTTGCTACATCTAGAGCAACCTGAATTACATCTTGATTTTCCATAATGTTTTCACCTGTTGTAAATTCTGTAGAGTTATTAACTTTCTGAAGTTTCTTCGTTTGTGAAGTTGCTTTCTTTTTGAAGTCAGATAGTCTTGCTTTCATCAATACATCCATTTCTTTCGTCTTGGATTGCATCTTCTTCTTAGCTTCATCACGCTTTTTCTGAAGATCCTTTTGACGGTTCAGTTTTTTCATCTGACCGATTTGTTTCTGTGCTCTCTCAGTTTCTGATGGAGCAGCTTCAGAGATAATTTGTTCTAATTCTTCTTTCATTTTTCTTCGCTGAATTCTGGAGAGCAATTGTCTAGCACCTTTAGTGCGTCCGTCTACTCTATCTTGATTAGACTTCTTATAACGACGAGCCGATTTAGGATTAACAAATACAAAAGCAGGTGGCAGTGATAAACTACCTCCATCTCCCGCAACCATTTCATCAACCTTTTTCATATTAGATTCAACTCTTTTAGACAATCAGTATCGATATCTTTATTTAGTGATTCGGGCAATCTATCTAGAAACAGCATAAAAGACTTTATTACTGGCCAGTAAGTTGCTTCAATCTTATAGAACAGCAGTGGTGTCGCTGCATCACCAAACACATTATACAATAATATAATATGATTTAGAATCAAATGTTTACGAAGCTCCCCCGTAGTCTCATGTCTACGAAGGAGCCTCTTGATATACTTGAAGCGTTTCAAATCCTCTTCGAAATCAGAATATGTTACAGACTGAGGATTATTGTAATTTTTAATAGCAAATAAGATCCAGTTTTCTGGGGTCAATTCATCAAACTTCATTTAGTATTATGCAACAGTTAGTGTAGCAGCAGCGGAGACTACTTCAGCAGCACCAGTATCGGTGGTGAGTTTGACTCTGTACTGATATCCGTTCTCATCAAACGTTACTGCAGTGGTTGCAGGAGTTGTGTAAGAAGCAGATGTTGCACCCGAAATGTCAGAGAACGAAGCACCGCTGTCTGTGCTGAGTTGCCACTGATATGCAATCGTACCTGTACCAGTTGTTACTGATGCAGTAACAGAGAAGGTTGCAGTTGCAGGTGCTGTTACTGATGTATCTGCAGGTGGTACAGAAATAGTAACGATGTTCTGAACGTCTGCTGCAATATCGTCATCAGATTGAGTCTCGTTAGAGTTGAGATCTGCATTAGCAAGAGTTACAAGATGCTCTGCTTTGTGGCGAGTGGCACCACTAGCATCAGTGTATGTAAAATACGACCACCATCCAGGTGCATTGATACCTCTTGCTTTGTTTTCCGCAAGTGCTGCTTCCGTTTCATCAACGAAGACAACTGTTTTAGCTTGAGACGACGCAGCAATACCTCTACCAGCCTTGGTGACATTGGTTGCCGAGTCAGTTCTTCCGTATAGAGACATTGATACGCTCCAAGTTTATACTGTGACTACGATTATTTATAAAGAAGGGGGCTTGCGCCCCCCAGAATCACGCTTCTTCGCGTGTTCTAATTGCTTTTGCTACTGCCTCAAACAGAGCATCATCTGCTTCTGTCTTGGTCAGTTTAACTGCTTTGCCAATGATTAGAAGGCAGAGGTCAATGAGTTTTTCACCGAGTTCTGCGTCATCGGGAATCTTAGCAACTGCTTGATCAACGATTTTGTATGCAAATGGGAGTAGGAATGAGAGCATGGTAATAGTCCATAATGAGCTGAACTATTTATTCTTATTTTTTGCTTTCCATGCAGTGGCGTAAGCGATGGACTTTTCATCATCCGTCAACTTACCATCTTTCTTATATCCCTTCTTGATATGCTTCACCATTCTCTCATACTTAGCGCCAGGTGGTGCTACCTCCTGAACTAAATCAGGGTGAGGAGCATAGAGTGGACCCTGATAATTACCAGCGAAAGACTCAGATTTTGTAGGTGTATACTCTTTTGGTGGTCCATCCTTTACGGTTGGCATCACCTCAACAGTTTTCTTTGACTTTTTTGCTTTTCGTTCTTTGTCTTTAGACTCACACTCTTCGCGTAGTTGTTTAAAAGTTTTCATTTTTTCTTCTTCATAGCAAGAATCTTACTAACCTTCTTGCGACGGGCATGTAGATACTTGTCAGACTTGTCTACATCACCATCGTTGTCAATATCAGCATCTGCCTTGCCAACTGGATCTAGTTTCTTCTCACCCAGAAGCTCAGCATTCTTAGCATGATTAACAGCGTGCTCATGCATCTTCTCAACAACGATCTCAAGATCAGTAACAGGAACATTTCTAAGAACTTCACCCTTCTCACTGACTAGATCGTAGTGGGTTACAGTTCCATCCTCAAGCATGGTGTGTTGCTCAGGAATACAGAAATACTCTTTACCTTCTTTCTTAACTTTAGCGGCACAGTTATGCTTCTTCACCATCTTACCATTCTCTTTCTCAAAGTATTCCTTCATGTGATAACCTTTGTTGTCGCAATGCTTGCAACCATCACCGTCACACTTGGGGCACTTATCCTTGCCTTCAGAGATCTCTTCACCTTCTGGTTCAAAACCTGCTTTGACGCAGTTATCAACTTTCTTGCCACCCTTCATCTTGGTGCCCATCTGCTTGTATCCTTTCCAGCAAGCTTTACCGTCTAGACCTTTCTGCTTTTCAATGACATAAGTTACGCCATCAATCTCATACTCTTCACGCTCAAGAATCTCAATGTCTTCAGCAACAGACTTTTCTTTCTTATCAATCTTTTTCTTCTTCTTAGTTGTATCTTCAACCTCAGCACCATGAGACTGTGGATCCATTCCAGCAAACGCTTCAGGAATATTACTGCCTTGGAAGCAATCGCCACCCATCCAGTTTGTATACATTTCCATCAATGTAGATGAATACACATCATTGTGAGCGACTTTGTTAACAGGTCTCTGCTTATCCATTGTTTAAAATTGAAGATCTTCTATGGTCTATTTATAGGACGAATGTCCTTTACCCACTCACGAAACATTTTTCCATCCTCAGTGATAGCAATAACATAGTTGACACCAGATCGATGAACAGTTCCCTTATCACCTGTCCTAGAAGACATAATATAGTCACCCTCTTTCAGAGGTGCTTGCCTATGTGACTGTCTTGTCGCTTCCTCTCTAAGTTTTTTAAAATCTTTCACAGTCCCATCCCATCATGTACAGCATTGTATAGCATCATCATATCTGTGCGTCCTAAAGTTTTTGGTATACCCTTCCTAAAGGATATTATATCACCCTTTTGGACTGCTTCACGCATCTTGCTAGCGGACATACCAGAAGCACCCTCAGAGTCAGGATCTCTTTCACCAGATGATACTATATTAAGTGAACTATAGTAGAAAGTTGCAGTAGGTCCGTTCATATGTCTATTGAATGATTTCTCATAACCAGCGACTCTATCAGAACCAGCAACAAACACAACTTCATCATACTCTTTGTTGAACAATGCCAATAATAAAAACGGATCTGGTACATCAGTATCTGCAAAGATGTGATCAGCGTGACTGGGAAACATCTTTTTCATAAACCAAAGTTTTTCATTAGGAGGCAATGGATTCTTTTCTGCCTCAACTTTGACACTAATATAAACTTTATAGTCACACTTGTGCTGTCTTGCTGCAGTAGCACATGCTTCGATTAACTTTTCGTGCCCGATTGTAGGTGGATTGAACCTACCAAATGCTAGTACAATTTTCCTATTCATTTTTTAGACCAACGCTTCATCTCATTGAAGTTTCTCTCGCTGAATCCACCGAGTCGTTGAACAATTTTTACTGCGTTCGTTGACTCCCTAACAACAACATAACCTTCCTGATCACCAACTTCATAGGTTCCATCCTCATTATAATAGAAAGTTTTGAACCTCTCTCCTGCTTCAAACTTAGGTATGAATATGCCCTTGATATTCTGGATCGTATTATATAGGGCTACCATGTTGATGAACTGAGTCTTGTTATTAACCAGCACTGCCTTACCGATACAATACTTTTTCTTCCACCTAGTAATCGCTTTAGGATCTGTAAGCCCTTCCCACTTTGTCCTAAATTTATCCTCATACCAGGCACAAAATTCTCGATAAAATCCAGATGCACTAGTTACTTTCTGTCCTTCCCTAACCCTAGCATTGAAGTATTGCTTGATTAGATATGCAACACCCATGTTGTCAGTATGCTCAGGTGCAATCATGTCAACAAATGGTGCTACCTTGGGTGTAAGGTTTCTGGCAGCACGCTTCCAAGTGTTTAACTTAGATTTTTCACTGGGTGTGAGTGCCATGTTAGATCCAAGTTCTGATGTAAATGGACTAATAATCAGACAGTCATCTGTAGATAGGTGCGAGGCATCAAAACCAAAGTTTACAGACAGGTCAGCAACAGTTTTGGCATTTCCTTTTGGATACTTGGCGTGAATAACTACACAGACCTTACACCTTTTAGCAGCATCATACAAATCATCGTGATCAGGAATACAATATACGATCAACTGTGGTTTGAACAACACACAGTTTTCTCCCATGACAGTCTTAGTTTGTCTGGTGCCAGCATGGAATAAAAAGTCACCTTGCACAACATCTTTCAGTTTACCTTTGTCATACAGAGGTTTCATACCCCTATAAACTGCTTTGAATGTGTTGGCAAGATCAACACGACTCTCACCATCCTCAATCTCTTTGATGCTTTTGAACAGGATAGGTTTCTTATTAAAGATACCTTTCTTAGCAACAAAAAACTTACCATCTGCTGGGTCTGGACCACAGAAAATAGCAGGTGCTCCATCCCACTTAGTAGAAATCTTACGATTGTTCTTTGGAGTCCCAGAGAAAGTTTTTACCAGATCATCAATATAGTCAAAAGATGTCTTGATGCCATCAGATCCTTCGATCAGCATCAGATCTTCAATGTGTTCTAGGTGAAGGTTCTTAGTCATCGTAGGACAGTGCGGATTCCTTTGGTCTCTAGGATCTGTTGTGCTCGCTTGTAGTAAGTCTTAAACTCGGTTGTGATAAAGACCTGAAACTGTGGCGACGAAGTGATGGCACCCTTGTATCTCACCTCTAAGTTTACCACAGGCATGTTGTCAATGGACATGGTGTAGAACAGTTTGGCAGCTGTCGCGTTGGCAGCAAACGCCTGCACCTTGCCAGGGGTGGTGGACAGTTTTAGTGTGCCTGGTTTGGCAATCGCAGATGGATTGCCCAGACTAGAGACGCCTTTGTTAAACATAATGTTGAACACTTCTTTCATCAGAGCACTACTTTTTTCTTCAACCTTAGACACAACAATCTTTCCATTCTTAATGTCACCAGTTCCAGTAATAAGACTGAAATAGAAGTGTGGAGTGTTCACATACTCATCAATGTCAAATCTAAATGCAAGGTCCAGAAACTCTCTAAAGTTTGCTGGAACAGTCATGATTCGTCTGAACACAGTGTCCAACTCTTTGAAGAAAAAGTTAGTAGGATACTTGTCACCTCTATACTCTCTACCAGTCAAAGCAGCATTCTTTTCATTATCTGCAAGTTGACTATCAAGTCTCTTCTTCCAATCTGCTGGAAGTTTATCTGGTGGCCAGTTAGTAGGTTCTACATTGTCACCAAGTTTTTTACCCTGAGCAAACTCAGGTTCTGGTCCATTCTTGACCATGTATACCTGCTTCCAAAAATTATTTTCTGCCTTGATTAAGTCTCGCTTCTCATTACCCTGCGCCTTCAGGTATAAGTATCCTGCTTTTTGCTTACCACTCGCAGAAGCTTCACCAACCAATGGTTTATTCAATAGAGTTGGGTCATCATTGGGTCCAGATTTTTTCTTTAGAGACAAACCCCAGTAATAATCAACCCTAGATTTTACAAAATGTATGATCAGGTCAGAAGAGTTGTATGCTTTAATCAACTGATCTTTTTCTGGACCACTACCTTCAAGGTGTCTAATCGCAGCATCCCATGCAGCACCAGTTTGATACACCTTTACTACTGTAGCAGCGTTTCTCTTCATCAAAAAATTTACATAGTTAGAAACAGACAATGCCTTTGCAAGGTTTATATGGTCACCCTGAATTAACCTACGCTCTTTTTCTTTCCATCCAACCATCTTAGAATTACCACTAAGATAGGAATGAATTCTATCTGTAATATTGTCCAGTGCAGCATTTCTATTAATCAAATCCATGCCATTAATGTTAGACACTGGAATGATACTGCCCATAGCAATCAAGGCACCAGTCATCAGTTCATGTGGATCTCCCTGATCTTTGATATTTCCCTTGGCAAAAATTGCATATGGATAAAATGTCTCAGTGATATTACCATCATCATCAAATACATCACACTCCAGGAAAATACTGTTAGATCCCTTAGCCCAGATAGTATTCCTAGTCAGTTTGAACCCTCTAACTACAACATTTAGGAGGTTCATTGCAAAGAAATTTTGATACTCTAGAATAATCTCATCTGCTTTGCTTTCTAGAGCATTGTATATTTTACTGAGAATAGAATTCCTATGTTTTGCATGGTGGATTGTAATCTTCACACCCCATGATTGTACAATCCTCTCAGTTGAATTTGTATTGTCAACTGGTTGAACATGAGTCTCTGCATTACTAGAGACATTATGATTCTCAACAACATCCTTAATGTCAATCAGATTCGAGACTCGTTCTGCTTGAATCTGATAGAAAGAATTTAATGCCTTGGAGTTGTATTTAATCTCAAGAGGAAGCTTCCCAGCAATTTTTGGTTTGGTAGCTCTTAGTTGTGACATATAAAAAGACCCCCCGCCTAACTATTTAGAGGGAGGTAAGTCTTTAAGATAATCTTTTTCATTTTGATAGGGGTGGGTTTCTCCAGTCCATATTCTATACCCCTCAACCAGATCTGGCAAGAGCCACTGGTCCACCCTGTAACAATACTTCCAGTTGACGGGTTGAATGCAGTTCATCACGACAACTTGAAAGAATGCTACTAGGTGGATCCAGAAACTATACACCGTACTTAGTCCACAACTTACGAATGTTCTGGGTGATAGGCATACCGCTGGAGTAGGTCTCTAGAAGTTCTTCTGTCTCTTCATCAACGATGATTAGAACAGGAGTGGCAGTCACACCATACTTCTTGGCGAGAGCAAGGTTCTCTTCGGGGATTGGTTCATCGCTGAAGTCTTCCAGTTGGACTTCTTGGATGAGTCCTGTACGCTCGTCTTTGAGAGCTTTGAAGTATCTCTTGACAAGACCACAAGGACCACAGGAATCCTTGGTGAATAAAATAAACTTAGCAGTCATCGGTCACCTGCAGCACGAACTTCAGAACGATGAATCTCAAATGATCCACCAGGATAACGCTTCTCAAGTTTCTTGACATTACGTTCTAGAACTTCGTCAAAAGAAACTCCCAGTGCTTGAGTTGCTTGTGCCACATACCACATGATATCACCCAACTCAATAATAAGATGCTCTCGGTTGTCGCGGTTCCAAGGCTTACCTTGGAAGACCATCTTCTTAATGATCTCAAGGAACTCACCACCTTCAGCATTAATCCCAACACCAGCAGTAAGGAGACGCTCAATATTGGCACCCTCACGATCCAACTCGCCAATACGATCAGCGAAGTCAACAAAGTTCGTTGAGCAGTCTGAAGTAACTGCGGCAACAAACTCTTCATATCGTTTAAAATCAATAGTCATACATTCCACTCAGCAAATTTAGATAGTCGGGGTTGGTTGTTGGCGAACTGTTGAAAATCTTCGCCAGGATTTTCTGCATCGATGTTAATAGCAGATGCGTCATCTGCAACATCATACAGCTTCATCTTCGATCTGTCAATTCCCACCATGAATTTTCGTGAGGCAACAAGATCTGAATATCGGTTCTTAAGTTGTTTGACCATGATGCGACCTTGTTGTTCAAGTTCCTCAGTAGAGATAAGGGCAAACATAAAGTCAGCAGTGGCAGGCAAACCAAAAGACTCAGAAGTATCGGTAAGATCAGGATCGCTGTTACCATAACCACTGCGAGTAGTTTGAGTAGCTGAGACAATAGGAACATTACATTCCACAGCAAGACCGCGCAACTCTTCAGCAATCGCTTTGACATAGGTGTAAGAATTAACAATCGCACCTTTATACCTTGCACTCGCACAGATGTTTAGATAATCTACAAAGATTATATCAGGTTTAAAATCTTTCTTGAGAGAAAGATCGCTCAGAAGTGCTTTGAAATGTCCTACATGAGCAGATGCAGTAGGGTACTCTTTAATGATTAGTTTACCCCTAGTCTTTCTAGCAATCTCCTGAACCTTACCAGTGAAAAGAACTTCAGGCAGAGATGCAATATCTTTCACAGGTACATTCAAAAGATTTGCGTCTATTCGCTCAGCAATTTTCTCCTCTGCCATTTCACATGTGATGTAGAGTACGTTATGCCCCGCAGTGAGGGAGGCACTAGCCATATGGCACATGAATAGAGACTTGCCGACGCCCGTTCCAGCAAGAGCGACATTGAGAGTCTTGTTACTAAGACCGCCTTTGGTAATAAAGTTAAACTTTTCAAGGTCGAAGGGAATTTTCTCTTCTGTACGGTGATAAAACTCATAACGATCTTCTGCTTGTTCAATATAATCGTGTCCTATGTGTTCGTCGAACGATACTGCCAGGGCCTGTTGTAGGATACCTGGGATCGCATCCTTTGATAGTTTCTTATCGCCACCATCTGCGATTTTGATCGATTGCATAAGGGCGAGATATATGGCTCTGTCCTGGCACCATTTCTCTGTGGCGTCGAGGAGCCACTGAAAGTCAACCCAGTCGTCTGTGAGACTACGAATTGTTGTGGAAGACTCTTGATAGGTTTCCTCCGTAATGTCTGTACGATTTTGTAGATTGATCGTAAGGACTTCCTTAGTAGGAATCTTATCATACTTGCTGGCAAAGTCAGCAATCTCTTCGAAGATAACTTTCTCATTTTGATCTTGAAAATATTCTGATTTTAAAAATGGAACTACCTTACGATAATACTCCTCAGTGAAGAGGAGGTTGCGTAAGATAGTTTGTTCAATGCGCTCAGTTGCCATAGGAGAATTCTTTCTTTGCTGCGATTTCGAGTTGTTCCATCACTTCGGGGGTGAAGTATTTCTCGGGATCAGCAAGAATAACAGAAGGATAAACAGAGGATTCACCAACAACGACACGATTCCCCTTACGGGTGAATACTCCGTATTGTTCACCCAGTTCCAATAAGCCGTAATAGCGGTCCAGTCCACGCTCATCAAAATAGAGTCTGGTTTCAACTTTGCTACCTTCCTTTGTTAGACGAGACTTCTTTGCTTCACATTTGATAATGTTACCAACAACTTCAGTACCATCCTTCTCCTTTTTCTTACCGAGATAGATGATAGTAGATGCAGCATACTTCAGACCTGTGCCGCCACCCATCTCCTTCGTGGGAACATAGGAACCGATCACATCATATGTATGGTTGGTGACGATCATAGGCACACCTGCCTGACCCAGTTTCAGAGTCAGCACTCGGAAGGCACCTTTGATGAGTTGAGATTTAGTCATGTCACGAACTTGCTTGTCGTTGGCAATGTCCTCCATCTCCTTAGTGGTGGACAGCATACCCAAAGAGTCTAGCACGAAAAGCATGGGCACACGCTCATCTTTAGGTTCCTTCATGTATTTGTCTAGGATCCTGCAGGCTTGTGTCCTGAACTCTTCGATCGTCCCTACAGGCATGATGATCATACGCTTAGAATCAATGCCACGGGTCTCAATCATATCCCGAGAAATTGCCGACTCACTTTCAAAATAGATAACTCCACCGTCAGGATTAGCATCAAGAAAGTTGCGAACAACAGAAAGTGCAAAGAAAGTTTTACCTGTGCTACTTTCACCTGCGAGGGCAGTAACTTTGTTCGAGGGGATACCACCAAAGAGAGATCCACTAACGAGTGCGTTGAAAATATAAGAACCCGTATCAACAAAGGTAGTGATATCGCCAGCGGCAACACCATCACTAACCACACTAGCAAATTCATTGCCACTTTCTTTAATTACTGTATCTAGGAATCCCATTGATCTACTCTCTCCTCATAGAAATTTACATAATTATATCTGCTGCCCATTAGTTTAGCAAATCCAACAGCAGTGTTGTAGTCCTCAAAGCACTTAATGTCCTCTGGTCCTACTTGCCCCACCACATGGTTGGTCCATGTGACTACAAAAATTTTTTTGCTCATGAAAAGAAACTAGAAATAGTAACGGTTTTTTCGTGGGTCCATCCAATACATTGTAGCACATTTTTGAGCGGTTCGAGGAACGACTTTTCAAATTGTGTCTGATAGTCCACATACTTTTCAATGCCAAACTCCTTGGGCAATTCACCAAAGAAACTGATACAGTTCTCATGAATGGGGTTTGGAGTTTTGAGGTACATAAACTTAATCTTCTCACCTTCCTGAATGAGTTGATGTTTATGTTCTATTTTATGTGTCTTAATGTAATGATTATACAGTAGAGCACCCCTCACATGAATGGGCGTTCCCTTTGTATAAATTTCAGTTGGGTGTCTATATTTTGCAAGGTTGTTAACTCCTCGCGGGAAAGCAACTTCTTCGTATGGGCGCTCTCTGGTCTCTGCTCGTACAGCATTGATAAAATTGATAAGCTCATCATTTGTTTTGCCGATAATAATCTTAAATGCTGCATACAATTTGTCCCTAAAATACGCTGGAGTTGACGACCTAGCAGTCTCAAGACCCATGATCTTCATCTTGGGCTCCTTATATCTAACACCTTCACTGTCCCATACATTGAGAATGTAACGCTTCTTCGCAGTCCAGATGCCACGGTCAGCGATATTCTCACGCTTCATGCTCATCTTCTGATCATACGCAGAAACATAATCCGCCAACTCCTGATATGAACATTCAATAAAAGGTTCCAATTTCTCTTGGCAGATCTTGTCAAGTATGGCAACAATTGCTGCTTTGTCGCTAGACTTATTAGCAAAAAATTTACTAACAAGAGGTCCAAGATTAAGATAGATTGAATCGGTATCGCTAGCGATGACATAATCCACTGCCTCCGTAGACAACAGTTTATTTAGATATCCGTTCATTTTGTTCTCAATCCAACGGATCGATAGCTGACCAGACAAAGTAATCGCTTCAGCATTAGCAAGACGATAGTATCTGAAGTGTTCGTTACCGATAGCACCATAGGCAGAGTTGAGAGAAATCTTCTTTGCCATCTGAATATTGTTACATCTCGCAATCTCTTTCATGAGTTCTACGGATGGATTTTTCTCATACTGCTTCTTTGCTTCAATCATTTTTTTCTTGAAGATGACACGACTGTCATACATTCTCTGCATCATCTCAGGAAGAAATCCATGTTTCTCTTTAGTATACTGAGCACCATTGGGGCACACAGAATACTTACCATCGATCTCAATCGATTTATTCAGGAACCCCGCAACAGATGCGCTGGAATGTCTTTTCTCACAGAGGGTCTCTGGTGAGATGTTGTACTGCATAATGAGGTGAGGATAAAGACTATTAAGGTCAAAAGACACAACCCAATCATAGAATCCAGGAATCGGTTCCTTGACATAAGCACCTGCATACTTCTCAGTTTTAGTCGCTTCTTTCTTAGGCGGGATAGCAATCTTACGCTTCAAAAGTTCCACGTAAATATAGTTATCCCACATGCGAACCTGGCTAAACACATCTTCATAATTCACCTTGGCGTCATATGCCATGGTGAATGCCAGATCAAGCAGTTTCATCTTGTCATCTAAACGATCGACAAGACGAACGTCATGAATGTTGTACTCAATGAACTTCTGCCAGTCGTTCTCATAGAACTCCTTGAAAGTGTCAAACTCAGAGTGATCGAGTTTCTTCTCACCCAGCTCCACATTACAGATGTGATCTAGTCTGTATGATTCTTGGTTTGTGTAGGTGAATTTTCTGTAGAGCTCAAGGTAATCCAGTGTAGAAAGACCAAGAATATCATAGGCAATTTGCTTTCGCCCTTTGATGTAAATGTCTCTAGAAGATATAAGCTTCCACGGGCTAAGCATCTTAGTGTATTTTTCACCAAGTACCCTATCAATACGCCTAGCAATATAGGGAATATCAAAAAGTTGAACATTCCAACCTGTAATTACATCTGGATAATTGTCTTGCCAGTAAGATAAGAATGCATTAAGCATACTCTCTTCTGATGCAAAATGTAAGTAGTCCACCAAAGGATCTCTGTTGTCATATGCTCGCGCACCAAACACAGTGATCCTACCAGTGACACTATCTTTGATTGAGATGGCTAGTATCTCCTGATCAGCAGTCTCAATGTTGGGGAACCCATTTTCAGCAGCTGTTTCAATGTCTATAGTAAAGACACGGATGCTGCTGCTGTCAAATTTAAGTTCATCCTCAGGATACTCTTCAGCAATATACTGATACAAAAATCTAGAGTTGCCATAGATTTCAAAATCTTCGACATCTCTATATCGTTTTATGAATTCTTTAGCATCATTGATAGAACCCTGTTTCAGTGGTTCTACACAATCACCCTCAAGGGTACGCCATTCGGAATAGTTTTTTGTAGGGACATACAGAGTGGGGTTGAATGCCACTCTGTATGAAAAAGGATGCCCACCTTCATAACCACGGACTAGCAGACGGTTGCCTGCTTGTTCAACATTAGTGTAAAACTTCATTCAGCGTCTTCAGTATCATCATAATAGCGGGCTAGCAGCGCCTTTGAGGCGTTTGCTATGACAGTTACATCAGAGGACCTGATAACGATTTCAGTGTCCTCTGTGTATGGTGGCCATGGTTTCAGTTCACCATCAACCACTTCACGGGGGTGGCGGAGGATGCAATCTGGGTCACCAAACTGCGCTTCCTCCACTTCCTCAATCTCACTCAGCAGCCACTGGTCCTGAAGTTTCAGCAGCCGTACTACGATTTCCTCCATTGATGATATCCTCTCCATTGTTAGGGATGAAGGAAAGGTCAACATTTGCCTCCTTCAGTTTAGTTACATAGTTAGCCAGGATATCCTGGTTAGGTGGCATAGCAGTGATAACCGAAGCAGGGTTAATACGGAAGTCTTCATATGGAGTGAAAACATTCCAGCGGCGATAGTTCACACGATACTGTGCAGCATCTGTCCCATCACCATCAACCTCAAGAGCCATTACCAAGGGGAACATGAGTTGATAAGCAACGAACTTATCGTCTTCACGGACTTGTGTAAAGTTGCAGATAAGATTTTCACCTGTCATCAGAGTGACAATGCGAATATTGTGTTCAATAGTTGTAGTTTCAGTCATAAGTTTGCAAACTTGTACGGGTTCATTTTACAGGAGATGGGGTCAGTTGTCAAGTCACAGGAAATCCTTTCTTTGATGGTGCTCTGGAACAATCTTTCTAATAACAATTGTCAATAGTCCATCCTCAAATTCAACTGATCCAACTTCCGTATCATCTGCCATGGTCCAAGATCTGGTGAAAGATCTCTGAGCCACTCCTCTGTGGAGATAGTCAGTTCCTGTTTCTCTATCTTCTTTCTGCCCCTCAACAAAAAGTTTTCCTGATTCTGTGTATACATTTACTTCTGCTTTTCTAAATCCTGCTAGTGCAATTTCAAGTCGTGTTTCTACATTGTTGACTTGAACAAGATTGTATGGAGGGTAATTTTTTGTGGTCTCATGTAAATTGAAGATTCGATCAAAGTATTCATCCATGCCAATACTATTTCGGTTGATCCTATCCATTAAGGTAGGAAGATCCGCTGCGGTGTAACGCATGAGGTTAGTCATTATTGTAGCTCCTTTTAAAGCGAGTTTGTGTTTTGTGGACCCTTACGGCATCCACTACTAATTATAAGACTTACAAGGCAATTGCCTTCTCTAAAATTGTAGCAAGGTCCGAACTTTGTGATTCGGTTTTCAATACGCTTGCCATAATTCAGCAAAAGTTTTAGAAAGAAGAATTACATTTTGATCTTGTGACTCTTCGTTTCTATTCAAATTAATATATTTCATAGTATACTCAGTGAATAGATCAAATCCAATTGAAAATCTTAACTGACCAGATTCATTTGGAAGCACTCTATGCTCCAACCAGGATGGAAAGAGTGTTAATGATCCTACCTTATTAGAAGCACGCCACCAATCAAAATATAAACTAAGACTAGGAAACCAATAGTCAGTTGTGGTTCCCAAGTCTGACAATGAAATGTTTCCACTCAAATATGTGTTCTCATGAAAGGCATGACAGTGAGTTTCAAGTCTCTCACCCTCTGTAAGGACAACTGCCCATCCACGAATCCACAATTTGTCTGGTGGAATTGGTTCTAGTAGCAAGGAAGTTAGAAATTCACAGTAAGACTTGTATATCTGACGACTCAACTCTACAATCTCAGGTTCATTCCATGCAAAAATATTATACATGGACCATTGTTTTTGGTAGGTCGTGTTCAATGAATTGGCAACATCAGATGACATGCCAACTTCATTATCAGAAATTAGTTTCAGAACTTTATCGGAAAGTTCTTCATCACATGTGTCATTAAAAATAGGAATATCAAACGATGGGGCAAACGGTGTGTTTGCCCTCCAACTTTTCCACCTATGTAATTTGTTTCCTGTGTTAGGAATTTTGCAAGGATGATTATCTAATGGTTGATTCAAGGTTCCTGCTTCTTTCTACCAATATTATACTTGCTTTCTAGCGTCCAGTCACCTTTTTCTTTGAACGCAAGCACTTTAATTTGATTTAAAGGAGCTGCATCAGCGATCTTATGTGCATCAGCACCGATGCTTACTAGTCCCCAGTCAATCAGCAGTTGAACAATACGATTGCGACGCTGCACATCATTCAACGACAAGTTAGTATTCTTACCGTCAAGGGCAAACAGTTCCTTGAAGTGAACGATATAATACTTACCTTGTTTGTGTAGGATATGGCAAGACTGATAAATCTTTTTCTCTTTACGAGATGCCACACCAATGCGAGTCAGTGTCTCTCTCACTTTGAGGAAGTCATCTGGTTCATTCAAAACCACTTCGACCATATCAGTTTGCTTCCACTGGATTTCAGTTTCGACGCTCATTCTTTCCACCCTTTCTCAATGAATATGTAATAGTATCTAGTTGATCCTTGGTAAGAATCCTGAGTGCCTGGAGAGCTTTATCGTCATTATAACCATAATACTCTTTTACTACTTCAAGATAATCAATAGAATCTTTTTTCGCCCATGGAGAGAAACGTTTCCTAGGCTTCACACTATTTAGCAAAAAATCATATTGCATCTTCTTTGGAAGATGAGGGTTCTTGTTCATCTCATTGACATAAAGGATAGTGTCAGTGAAAGAACTGAGGCACCTGTTAATAATGTAAGGAGGATAAGCTCGCTCAGCATCAATATCATCATCGAGAATATTCTTTTTAGATTGGTTGATCGAGTACAGGTAATCTTTCAGTTGGTATGTCACGATTTACATTCATTGAAATAACGGTGCGTTTGTATTTTGTCTTAGGCACCTCGTGTTCTAAGATGCCAGGAAAGATTACCAACTTTCCTTTTTGTGGAGTTACATAGAGTCTTTTCTCAAAGACAATGGGAGCACAATCGTCCTCAACATCAACATAGTATGCACAGGAAAAATCTGATGGATAATGTGAGTGTAGTCTAGCACTGTCACCTTCTTCATACTGCATTACCCACATATCAGAACACAAAAAGTTCATAGGATGCTCATAGTATTCCGAAGATACAAACTCACACATCTTTAGAACTGTGTTCACAAAAGGCATGAAATCTGAATTTATCAGATGAGTGTCCCACGAACTATGCCATGCATTAACATTGCTTCTGTATGTTTCTGGATACTTTTCTCTGTGCCTATCTACAGCAGCAGAAAGACCCCACTGATCAGGATCAAGATAAGTTTCAAAAACTGGAATCTTTTTTCTAACAGTGAGGATTCTCATATTATTTAAAGACAGCAGTGACACCAAGAACTTTGGCATTAGGGTTGCGTGCCAGTGCTACCTGGCGTGCTTCTTCGTAGTTGCGAGCGATCACCTCTTCGGTGAACACAGTGCCAGCAACATAGAGCTTGACTTCACACTTCATAATTAAAAAGGACGAGTTCCTTGCGAGACGCTTGATCTGTATTATAGCACCCCACGGAGCGCATCGTGTAGGTATGTGCGAATTCTGCAGCAGACCAGTCTGCAAAGCGGTCTCTGATCAGTTGAGAACTGTTGTAGGAGATTAGTTGAGGACCAACAAAACGATCGCAATCAGCAGCAAACTTATCGTGATCAAATCCTTTGTGCATTGATCCTTTGCGCCCATAGAGATTGTCCTTAATGTCATAAGGAGGATCAAGATAAGTAAATACTGCTTTGTCATCTGTCAGCAACTCTTCGTATGACAGGTTGGTGATCTTCCAGTTAGCAATTAGTTTTTGATACTCTGGCAATCTGTCGATCCCTGCCATTGAGAAGTTGCTGTCGCTTGCTTGGGCGGAGAATGAACTGGACTCAGAAAGACCTGAGAAAGAACACTTGTTAACAATATAGAAGGAAACAGCACGGTGGAAATTTTCACTGTCTTCCACAGGTCCAGCAAGATATGCTTTGGCGTCAAGGAATAACGATCGTGCTGATCCTTGATCGGGATATCGTGACTTGAGTTGGACGAGTTCATCCCTGAGTTTTTGTCCATTGTCCTGTAGTTCTTTCCAGAAGTTATAGAGTGGTTCGTAAAGATCGTTTACCCAAATATCTATCTTAGGATAACGCTTAGTTACTTCCAATGCTACAGAACCCCCACCAAGGAAAGGTTCTCTAAATTCAGCGGCCTGGGAAAGGTCTGGGAGGAATCGGAACAGGTTTGTCAGAGCCCTGCTCTTGCCGCCTGGGTAGCGGAGTGGCGTCTTCAGTGATTTCAAAGTTTGGGGCATGATATTTAAGGTATTCAGTGAACGACATTTTTAACTCCTTTTGAGTCATGCCGCAATGGTTTGCGGCTGCGGGTAGGTTCATTGTAGCATGAAAAAGACCTTCATGTGCTTCTTTTACATTTTCTGGTGTAGTTTTCTTTCTCATTTAAATTCACACCTCATCATAATTTCTGTTAAACATGCTAGTAGGTTAATCTCCTGATCTGGAACAATAACAATGTCTTTCATGTACTGAGCAATAATCAACACCGCTTCTGGAATTGATGATGGTTTTAGTACGCCATACAGACTATCATAGATCTTACGCATCACCATACTGGGATCATTGTCCATGTGTTGAACAACCCAATTCTTTACAGTAGTAAATTCTTTTTTCTTCAGGGACGCAAGTAATGCATCCAGATTAACATCAGCAACATCCACAAGGATAGCAGACGAAATACTACCAGTAGCGGCATACCGTTGACACTCGTTAATAAGGCGACGCCAATCAGGATAATACCTACGGACAAGCTTAGCAAGAACTTTGTCTTCGTACTCAACTTGTTCATGGGTCAGGATAGTTTTAAGACGAGTGAAAAACTCACCCTGAAGATGAGTTGCTTGCTCAGGTTTGATACGAAAGTCAACAACCGTGCATCGAGAATGCAGCGGTTCAATGATCTTGTTAATGAAGTTACAGGTGAAGATGAATCGGCAGTTACTGTGGAACTCCTCCACGGCGGTCCTGAGGGACAGCTGGACATCGTTAGTGGTGTTGTCTGCCTCATCAATGATGACCACCTTGTGGGACGCTCCAGAGGTCAGGGAGACGGTGCTAGCGAACTGACGGATACGAGTACGAACCGTGTCTAGGAAACGACCCTCGTCGGACCCGTTGATGACAATGTAAGAGGCACCAATCTCCTCACACATCGCCTTGGCAATGGTGGTCTTGCCGACGCCAGCAGTGCCTGTCAGCAGCAGGTTAGGCAGTTCCCCTTGGTTGACAAAACCCTGAAACACTTCCTTAGTGCTTGCAGGGAGAATGCAATCTTCAACAATGCTAGGACGATACTTCTCTACCCAGAGAAATTCTTTACTCATAATCAATTCCAATCAGGTTTTTTCAATATAGAGGTAGGAACAATTTCCAACCATTCAGTCCCATCAAAAATATACAACTTGTGCGTATCTTTGTCAAGGAATACATCACCCATTTGATAGGTCATATCCAGTCAGGTTTACGCTGTGGCATACGAAGGTAATTATCGCACACCCATGGTTTAGATGCAATGTACATCTTGTACGCATCAAAAGTTGTAATGCTTGTGTCCAGTTTATATTCGTCAGGCATAGCTCTGGCAAAGGGAGTCACCCTATTCAGTTTACCTTTGGGGAAAAGGTAGTATGCTTGCACTAAAGTATTCTCACAAGCATGAGTTTTGTTATACCTCAAGGTATATTCGTCACACAGATTCAATCCCCATTTAATAAGCCAGTAGGCGTTATCGATTGTTTTCGCCGCCCACTGTGTACATGGGTGGTTGCGGAAGGCACCTTTCTCTGTCGCATAGGGCGTCCCGTCTCTTTTTCCCAGAGTTCCGTAAGAATGATACCAAGGAGAAGCAACAATAGATAGCATTTGACAACACTCCAACGGCATCTTGACAACATGTTTGTCAGGAAGGCAGATGGCACTCTCAGCAGGGAAAGGATGTGTGACAAAGATATTCATTCTAGAGGGCGAGTGAAGGATTTACTGACAATGCTTTTGGCATCAAGCATCATCTTCATGTATTTTACACCCTCCTTGGGTTTCGTGTGATCCCCACAGGTGAAAATGTCGCACACTGCCATACCCAACTCTGGCCAAGTGTGAATGCTGATATGACTTTCAGCGAGCATCGCCACACAAGTGACACCCTGAGGTTCAAACTTGTGTGAGTTGAGTGCTAATAAAGTTGATTTACATTTGACTGATGCCTGATAAACAACATCCCTTACAAACCTTTCGTCATCTAAGAACGATTTGTTACACTCTTTGAGTGTAAAAAGGATGTGTCTCATCAGGGCTCCAGTGCGATGTAATAAACAAGTTCAGTGTTGAAGTTCTTCCACTCAGAGATGAGATGCTTAGAAACTTTTACGCTATATTGACCAGGCATCACACGGATGTTCTCGATCTTTACATCAAGACTAAAAGAATCTGTACAGCATCCAGGAACAATTTGCTCATAGGTATTGCTGGTGTCGTTCTCTTTATCATGAAGAACTAGAGTAACAGTATCTTCACCAGCAACGGTTTTAAATGTCAGATCGGGCAAACCATAAACAGAAGATGCTCTACGCAAATCAACTAAACTCTCTGGGTCTAGATTAAACTGAATGTCTGCATCAGGGAAATTTACATTTTTCTCTGGAGCAGATTTAAGCGTAATCTCTGGATCAGAAAAATAATAGCGAGCAGACTGACGACCGCCACGGATAGTGACAAAATTTTCGTTGTCAAACTCAAGCTGAGGGTTGCTAAACAAATAGATCCCACAAAGGAACTGACTGAGATCATAGATAGCGAAGTCCACTGGAAATACTTCCTCGCTAGTAAACTTTGCGAGTATGTTTTCTGCATTGCTAATAGTGCGTACTGTGCTTCCTTTTCGGAATACGATGGATGAGTTGATCGACGAAAAGTTTTTGAGGACATCTAGAGTCTTAGTAGAAAGGGTAACAGTGCTCATTGAGGATAAGTTTCAAGGGTCGAAGATTTGTCAGAAAAGTGCATCAGAAGCACGGCATAGTGAAGGATCTTCATGATATCACGACGGGCAGTGCCTTTCTTATCATATCGGGTTGCATACTTCAGAATATTGCTTCGGCAGAATGCCTCAGCGTCACCACAAGATTCAATTAAATCTAGAGTTTGGATGGCATCGTTGCCTGCAGAATAGTGTTGGTTGTAAGTAGAGGTAATATAGTCACGCAATTCTTTTAGGATTGCGTCTTCATCATACTTCATCATGGTGTACAGATGTATTCGATTTGATCATAATAGCATTCTTTGTCGTGTCCGTCAATGTCCACAATATGAATTTTAGATCCCTCAACTCGGGAAACTCTGGCAGTGCCACCGCCACGAAGGCGAATGACACTACCGATAAAAGTGCATTCTCCACTACCAATCATCAGAAAGGAGCCTCCTCTTCAACATTAGGATTAACATCAGCATCGATTTTATCATAGAGTTCGATGAACGACTGCTTGGTCTCATCATCGAAACGATTGACACAAACAGAAATCGACTTCATACGGTCACCCCAGATGGCATAGGCACGGATGATGTGGACCAGACGGCGGGTAGAAATAACCTCGTCGATGCCACCATCCTTAAAAGTTTTACGGATAATGTCCGACCAAGTGGCAAGATTTTCACAAAACTTGTGGTCTGCAACAGCAAGAGAGGTAGCAACCTTCTTCAGGATCTTGCTCTCAACGGCAGGGGTAGGATACTCCTGCTCAAAGGTCAGGGCAAAACGCTCAAGGAATGCTTCGTTGAGAACATTAGTGCCAATGAAGCGACCGTCATCACTACCCTTACCCTTGGTGTTGGCAGTAGCAATCACATTGAAACCAGCAGCAGGTTGGATGTACTTACCAGTCTTCTTTAGGAAGACACCCTTACCCTCAAGGATAGATTGGAGACACAGGATCTTATTGGATGCCAGGTCAACCTCGTCTAGAAGCAACACAGCTCCGCGTTGAAGAGCCTCCACGACGGGTCCATTATGCCAGACAGTTTCGCCATTAACAAGACGGAAACCACCAATAAGATCATCCTCGTCAGTCTCAATGGTA